CCATAAAAGTCGGTCAGTCCAGCTGCATCAGCTTCCACGGTCCAGTTGCGCCAGAGCGCCTGGACTGCCTCGCGTTGCTGCGCATTGGCCAGCATCGACTGGGGCTTGATGCCCGTTCCGATGGCATTGGCCACATAGGACTCCAGCGCAGAGTTGGCCCAGGCGTTGCGCCGCACCAAATCGCGGCTCTTTGCACGCAATTCATTCTGGTTGAACAGCATGGCTGCAACCGCGCCGGGATTGCCCACCGACCAGGACAGTGCTCGCCTGCCGCCACCCACTCCGTCATAGGTGGGCGTGGAGGCCAGCAGCTTCTTGCGAATAGATTTAAACCAGCCCATCAGGTGCCCTTAGACGTGTTGATGCGGATCTGGCGTGGAGCACCGGGCCACAGACCCGTGGCTGAGGCCTGCTCCGAAAGCCCACGACGGACATCACGCATGGCCACGCGCAGTTCTTCCACCGAGCGGTACTCCACCGTCTTGTCTCCAAAGGTGACCCTACGTTCACCCTTGGCAAGCGCGCTCTCTAATGCCTGGAGTTGGGTTTCTGTAAAGGCCATCAGCGATACACCACAAGGTTGATTTCAGAAGAGTCGTCAAATGACGATGCAGCTGTCGCGCAGGAGATGTCGACGTACTGCACGGTTTTGAGGTCGGAGGTGGCACGCACCAAGGCCAAGCGCTGCTGGCCGGTATTGGTGCTGCTGCGAGCCAAGGCCGTCCAGCAGTAGTTCGTATCCGGCATCGCCACAGCGAAACGCACGCGGTACCGACCTGCCGCTGTGCGCACCACACTGGCGACGTTGTGCGAACCGTTGATCACCACCTGACCACCCGCGTAGCCAAAGCTCACCCATACACGGGCAATACCGGGATGCGTCGCGTCGATCTTGGTTTTGACCTCGAAACCGATACGCGCAGCCAGAGCGGCAATGCTGGACGCAAGACTCATCAGACCAGCGCGCCATTGAAGATCAGGACAAAGTCAGTATCGGTGTTGCCCACATCGCTGGCTGCGACAGCCCCACTGTTGGCGCGAGCCTGGAGCTGCTCCGCCACCGTCAGGGTCTGCGCCGCATCGAAGCGCACGCGCAGATTGACGGCACTCAGAATCGCGTCTAGGCCGCTTGTACCGTTCTGCAGAGCCTGCTGGATCTCCAGCAGAGTGTCATAAGCGGCGTCGGCACCACCCAAAATGTCGGCCTTGAGCGCGTCCAGCAGAGTCACGATCTTGTTGGACGAGTAGGTGCTGGTCGTGGCGATCTGGCTGTCGTCGATGGCGATCGCGGACAAGACTGCTGCCTTGAGTTCGTTAATGGCAGCGACCAGGCTCGATTTGTCGGTCGTCGACAGGCTGGCCAGACTGCCTGCGGTGGCCCGGACATCGTTAAATTCCTGAGCAACCCGGATGACCAGGCTCTCAATACGCGTAGCAAGACTCATAAAAACACTCCTTTAAAAATTCATGACAGCCATCGGCTGCGAACCACACGCCTAGCGACCCTGCGTCCATCAGAAACAACAAGGCCACCGCTAGGGGTGGCCAGGATTTCAGTGGGGGTTGCAACGGGTTCGGGCGGTGGTGTCAGACCAAGTTGCTTTTCCAACTCACGCCAATGGCGCTCTTCAAATCGGTCCAGGCCTGCCGCACTGGCACTGGCCCGGGCATAGACATAGCAGTCCAACGCCTCGTTGCGCTCGCGCATCTTTTGCCACTCACGGATGGCGAAACCATTGCGGTCGCGCCGGGTGACCAGCTGCTCAGCACAAAGCTGCTGTACAAATTCAGCATCGACTTTGGGCAGATGCACAAAGCCAGCTGGGTACTTGACCGTGGTTCCATCCTCCTGGACGTCTGCGGCCTTGCGTAGGTTGTTGTAAAGCTCCAGCTTGGCCATACCGACCGTGACCGAGAAAACTTTGATACCTCGGCGCAGCTTCTTGCCGCCCTGCGTAATGTCCACAGCTGTCGGTGTGCCAATCAAGGCTGCGCCGCGCGCTACGCCTTTGACCGCCATCACGCGGGAGTCACGGCAGGCACGCACAAATGCATACGCTTCCTGCGTGGCAAAGCCGGTATCCAGTGCAAACCGCACCAGGGGCAGCGACGCACCCGACTCGTGTGTCCAGGTCTCAGCGAGCATTGCCTGGAGTTGCTTCCAAACTGCGTCTCGAGCGGTGTCACCCATCAGAACCCGATGTTCGACCAACCAGCATTCCTTGCCTCTACCGAAGGCCCAGATTGAGGCTTCTATCCGGTCCTTCTGTACGTCCGCACCGCCCACCAACAGCAGGCCGCCAAGGGGCACAGTGCCAATTCGGTAATCTTCCCGACGCTCTATGAGCCGCTGCCAATCTGGCGCTTCACCTTCTTCGACCCAGGTCTCACCGAGTTCGGTGTTCTTGAAGGTCTTGATGGCCGCTGCTGAGCCAGACACCTTGCTCACAGCGCTTTCCCACGCCACAGCAATGTCCTTCCAACTGCGCCAGCCCACTGGGCTGTACAGGCTGGAGAGGTGAAAGCCTGCAGTCTTGGTGCCGTGCTCCGGCACCATGGCCCGCCACTCACCGTGCTCGAGCATCCAGGTCTTGTGGTGCTCAAGGATGGCGGTGTCACAGGACTCGCAGATGTAGGCTGCGGTCTCTGCATGTCCTTTGTCCCAGCGCAACTGCTCGAATCGCAGCCATTGGCGGTGTGCGCAGTGCGGACACGGCACGAAATAGCGCTGCTGGTCAGAGGCCTCGTACTCCCGCTCAATAGCACTCACGCCAGAGATCGTCGGCGTCGAGACTATGAAAATCTTGCGCCGCGCGAAGGTCCGGGTGCGGGCCTCAGCCAGCGAAATCGCGTCGCCTTCGCCTTCCACGTCCAGCGGATAACCATCAACCTCATCCAGGAACAGGTAACGCACTGGCATTGAGCGCAAACCCACCGCGCTGTTGGCACCGGTCATCACCAGAACACCACCCCGAAACTCCTTAGCCAGGATAGTGTTGCCCGAGTCACGTGAGCGTGCTGGCGAAATCAATGCCGACAAGGCTGCGGACTCCTCAATCAACGGATCGATCCGTTGCTTGGAGTTGCGCTTGGCCATGTCCACCGTGGGCCACACGGCCATCATTGGCCCGGGCGCATGGTGGATCACATAGCCAATCCAGTTCGACCCCATCTCGGTCGCACCCAGCTGCGCCGCTTTCATGAACACCACCCGTTCCACCGCCGAGGTGGGCGACAGGCAATCCATGATGGCCCTCAGGTATGGCGTGCGGCTGGTGCGCCAGCGGCCCGGCTCAGCTGACGCTTTGCTGGAGAGCATGCGGTGGCGGTCGGACCATTCCGAGACTGACAGCAGCGGGTCTGGAGTCAGCCCCTCCCGCCATGCCCGCTCAATCTCCTGGGCACCTTCGTAATCTTCCATGTTCTGTGCCACAACTTATTGCTCGGATTCAATCTACACGGGGACGTAAGTCACCCAGTTCCTGCAGGTGTTCGCGCAGTGCGGCTTCTAATGCCACGTGCATGGCGTGCGCATCCACACCCAATTTGGCTGCCATCTGGGCTGAGACCCGTGCGGGCCAGTTCAGCCAGGCATCGCGCTCCGAGCGAGCCAGCTTGAAAACATGCGCGATGGCCTGCGGCCGATCCACCAGTTCACCCTTGAGCCTGGCCAGTCGGACCTTATTTGTCTGCGCTTTGACCACTTCGTTGACGGTGCGCGCCTGAAGCAGCGAAGTTCCACCAGTGCCTTGGGAGGCTGGTAACCCTGCGGTCGCGTCACCATTGACTTCGCGCACCAACACACTCTCAGCACGCCCACTGGTTCCCCGCTTTGGGGAGTCCGTGTTGCGCGCCCAGTCGGCGTCAGCCCGATCCGCATCAATGGTTCCATCGGCTTCTGGCGTGACGCGACCAGTACGAATGGCCTTGTGCACAGCGGTGTCGGTGACCCCCCTGTGGCGGGCATAGGCACGTATCGAGATTCCCATTGGATATTTCAAACATTTGTTTGTCTTCTTGCAGATTTAGCTTGGCTTCCATCTGGAACAGCGCGTTCATAGAGGCATCGCAACACCACACGGAAACAAGCAAATGAAAACGATCAACGCACAAGTCACTGACACCAACCACCGCACACGCGGCGAGATGCGCATCCAAGTCGACTTTGACAAAACAGGCCCCAGCCTGGTGGAGCACGAAGGCCAGACTTACTGCTACACGCAAAAAGCTGGCACCAACCGCAAAACGGGCCTTGCAGTCCGGGAGATGGCTACCTTCGATGACGCGCGCCTTTGGATCACCCTGGACGGCACACAGGTCTGGGAGGACTGAAAACCACCCCGCTGAAAACCACTACCAAGCAGCAAATCTTCGACCCAATCACCAACCCACCTAAGGATCTCAAATGACCACGATTCAACTCACCACCACCCAAACCCAAGTCCTGCAACACGCGCTGGATCACAACGACGGCCAGGTCGTCTGGTTCCCTGAAAGCGTCAAGGGCGGAGCTCGCAAGAAGGTGCTCGACGGACTTTTCAACCGCGCCTTGGTCACCACGGACGGCGGCACCCATTGGTACGTCGCGGCCGAAGGCTACGACGCTCTGGGTCGTCCACGCCCCGCAGTCGCAACGATCGCACCTTTGGCACCCTTGGTCGCAGACCCGGAAATGGAGGCCACTGTGGCGCAACACGAGGCTCAGTGGGCCAACGAGGCACAAACTTCAGCGCCCGCCGCACCGGCCACGGATCTGACACCCAATCCCATCAAGGTCCGCACCCGCGAAAACAGCAAGCAAGCCACTGTGGTCCAAATGCTCAAGCGTCCCGAAGGAACAACGATCGCGCAGATCTGCAAGGCCACCGGATGGCAGGCCCACACGGTGCGCGGTACCTTTGCCGGAGCCTTCAAAAAGAAACTTGGCCTCACCATCGAGTCCGACAAGGTCCAGGGTGGCGAGCGCGTTTACCGCATCGCCTAAATCAAAGTATTGATCGAAAAGATGCTGCAAATAGCTTGGCTTTTGATCGGAACAGCGCGTTCATAGAGGTGTCAGCACGATCAACATAAGGAGAGCACCATGAGCATCACCCAACCAGTTAAGAAGGGCGACAAAGTTGTCTACTACGTAAAACGCCCGACCAGCGCTACCAAGTCGAAAAATCACGACAACAACGGCGGCTACAGCCAGGTGCGCAGAACCGGAACAGTTCAAGGCTGGCGTGATGGGAAAGTGATTGTGTTGCACCCTGCCAAATACACAGAACTCGTGGCCGACGTTGACTTGTATTCCTTCGATTGATATGCCGAATGCCAGGTCAAAACGCTTGGCTTCCATTGGAAACAGCGCGTTCATGCAGTTGTCGTGATTGACGACGAACAAGCAGAAAAAAAGTATGTCCACAACCACCATGATCATCACTATCGAGCGCACGCCACGCACCATGACACTGGACGGCACCGCCATCCAGGTCGTGGAGTTGAGTGTGCGACTGCCCTTTGCCAGAAAGCCTGCCGACCTCAGCGAGGTAGGCGGTTTTGGCAGCACCAGGATCTTTGTCACCGAGACGCGGGAGATGACACCTAGCGACTTCGACGCCTTTGCCAGCAACCTGATGAAGTCACGCGACTGGCTGCGCGGCAAAGGTGGCGGGACCGGCGATGGCTACTTCTGCGTGGAAGTCCACGCGCCCGGTCGCCCGTACCTCTATGTCAACCCGGAGGGCGGCGACTACGCCCGGTATGTTGCCCGCCTCGGATGACTCAAAAAATAGATTGAAAAGATGCCAAGAACAACTTGGCTTCTCAGTGGATCAGCGCGTTACTACGGGTGTCGCAACAATCACCATCAAGGACCAAACCATGAACACCAACACCAGCATCCCCGCCACTCAGAATGAAGACTGGGGCTTTTGGGGCACGATGCAAGATAAAGCACCAGCAGCATGGGCGATCGCATTGCCTGCCATTGCAGAGATCACTGGCTGCGCTACCGACGCAGTGCGCGCGTTTCTGGACAGCCGCCATGGACGCCACTTTGCGGACGAAGTGCAAAACCATCTGTATCTTGGCAATGGCCTGGAGCAAGCGGTACAAGCAACCACCCAAAAGTGGATGGGCTGGAGCATCGGACGCCATACCGCCAAGGACTACGGCATCCCTCGCGGCCTGCCTTACCTCACAGGATTTGTGATTCTCTGCGAGATTTCCGAAGAACTACTCGCCGCCTGAGCGTCGAACGCCACCCCATCAGACTCGCGGGTGGCTTGCTTGCCAGTCCAGTCCTGCCAGCGGCGAACGATCACGTCCACATATTTGGGATCCAACTCGATCATGCGGCCCACACGCCCCGTTTTTTCTGCGGCGATCAGGGTTGTGCCAGAGCCGCCAAAGGGATCCATCACCGAATTTCCTGGCCGACTGGAGTTGCGTATGGCGCGCTCCACCAGTTCAACCGGCTTCATGGTCGGGTGCAAGTCGTTCTTGTGGGGCTTCTTGATCTGCCACACGTCACTTTGATTCCTGTCACCGCACCAGTGGTGCTTGCCACCCTCGGGCCATCCGTAAAGAATGGGTTCGTACTGGCGCTGGTAGTCCGAGCGTCCCATCGTGAAGGTGTTCTTGGCCCAAATGACGAACGTCGACCACTTGCCACCGGCCTCCCGAAAGGCTGACTGGAGCACGTCCAGTTCACTGGAGGACATGGCCACATAGATGGCACCTTTGCAATTAGCGACCGTGGGCGTCAGCGCGGCCAGCAGGAAGTCATAAAACCCATCGCCCAGGTTGTCATTGAGGATGGCGCGGTTTTTGCCGCGCATCTTGTCTTTGGCGGTATTGGCGTAGTTCACGTTGTAGGGTGGATCGGTGAACACCATGTCCACTTCTTCGCCTTGCAGCAACTGCGCGTAACTTTCCTCCAGTGTGGAGTCGCCACACAAAAGTCTGTGTGGACCCAGCAACCAAACGTCGCCAGTACGAGAGATTGCGGTCTCAAGGACTTCCGGCACGTCATCGTCATCGGTGTTGCCCGAATCATCACCGCCACCGCCCGCCATCAATTCGGCCAGCGCATCGGCATCGAAGCCGGTGAGCGACATGTCGAAGTCGTCGAGCTGCAGAGCCTCCATTTCCACGCGAAGCATGGTCTCGTCCCAGCCTGCGTTCTCCGCAATCCGGTTGTCCGCAATGACCAGTGCACGGCGTTGCGTGGGGCTCAAGTGCTCTAGCACCACCACCGGGACCATCTCCATGGCGAGCTTTTGGGCTGCGGCCAACCGGCCATGACCTGCGACGATCACACCGTCAGCACCGGTCAGGATGGGGTTGGTAAATCCAAACTCTGCGATGGACGCTGCAATCTGCGCCACCTGTTCGTCAGAGTGGGTCCGGGCGTTGCGGGCATAGGGAATCAGTTTGGCAACAGGCCATTGCTGGATCTTGTCTGCCAGCCAGGAGGTTGTCATTGCACTTCCTCCGACAACTTGCCGCGTTCAGCTACCACTGCCTCGTAGGTCTGACCGGTTGAAAGCAGTTTGACCGGCACGCCGGGGAAATTCTGCTGGAAGCGCTTGATGGCGACGTCCACGTACTGCGGCGCAATATCGACCGAGCGGCACTGGCGACCAGCACGCTGTGCAGCCAGCATCGTGGTACCACTCCCACCAAAGGGCTCGTACACGATGTCCCCGGTATTGGAATAGGCCTCCAGAATGAACTCTGGCAGCGCAACCGGGAACACTGCCGGGTGGTCAATGTCATGACCAATCTTTCCTTTGTGGCGCATCACCCGGATCACTGAATCTGGAATCTTGTTGTCTTGTGTAGCCTGACCCTTGTGGGCCCAACCACCGACTTCACCCTCCTTGCTGCGCATGGCAGTGGAGGTCCCGTCAGCACGCAAGTGGGATTCTTCACCCGCATGCTTGCAGGGAACGATCTTGTTGGGCGTGCGGCTTTGCCGGTTGAAATGAAAAACGAACTCAAAACTCGGGGCCAGCCGTCCCGACCAGTCACCCGGCATGCCGGGGCCCTGGTCCCAGACGTACCAGGCAAAGCGTCTCCATTCTTGGGTGCGCATCCAATTGAGCCAGAAATCCCAGTACGCAACGACCTCGTTGTCGCGGTGGATCAAACCCAGATTGACCAGAACCTGTGCGTCGTCAGTCACAGGCAGTTTGGCAAACACGCCACGCATCAGTCCATCCCAATCGGTGATTCCGCCACTGGTGTAGTCCCGCTGATTGCCATAGGGTGGCGAGGTAAAGCACATGGTGGCTCTATCACCCTGCATCAGAGTGGCGACCACAGACTGATCGGTGGCATCGCCACAAATCAACCGATGCTGGCCCAAGGCCCAAACATCGCCGGTTCTGGAAATGGCATCTACTGGGGTTGGCGGAACATCGTCTGCTGCGTCCTCGCCATCGTCAGGATCATCGCCATCCGAATCGGTCGCGGTTGGTGCGCCAAACATCGTGTCCAGTTCGACATCGTCAAATCCTGTCAGCGCCAGGTCGAATCCTGCCTCGGTCAGTTCTGCAAGCTCCAGCCCCAGCAACTCCTCATCCCAACCCGCATCTAGTGCCAGTCGGTTGTCAGAGATCACGTAGGCGCGCTTTTGGTTGGACGACAGGTGAGCCAGTTCAATGACCGGCACCTCAATCAGGCCGAGCTTGCGGGCAGCCGCCAGCCGACCATGGCCAGCAATGACGCCGTTCTCACCATCGACCAAAACCGGATTGGTCCAGCCAAATTCCACGATGCTGGCTGCGATCTTGGCCACTTGCGCCTCGCTGTGCGTGCGGGGATTGCGGGCGTACGGAATGAGCGCCTCGACCTTTCGGTACTCGACGTTGAGCGTTTTCAAACGAGGGATCCTCAAAATTGAAAACCCGCCGACAGCAAATACCGTGGGCGGGTCGAAGGGAAAACTGGATGGGCCTGCGGGGCGGTCTGGGGTGCAACCCTGCAAACCCTGCAAACCCTGCAAACCTGGGTTTGCACTCTGTCGCTAGGGGACTCTTGCGCTCGCTCCCCCCGCATTGCATTTTGGCCAGGGAGGACCCGTCGAAATCTGACAGGCCATCTGATTTCTCAGACCTCTCGCAACCATAGCCGTAAATGTAGGGCAATGGCCTGTGAAATGCGACACCCCTTTTTGAAGGTGAATCCGTATCGGCTGTCTAAGGTTGGCGTCTGTTCTACCCACTTATCAATTCCCTTCAAACTTACGCACGAACCTTCAAGGCACTGTTGAGTTGCTCGGTTACGCGCTGAAGTGACTGTGCCCACCTGCGTTGTGCTGTCTTGGTGCAGCAGCCAAAGCGAATGCTGATCTCGCGCCAGCCGTAGCGCTTGGCTCGCATCCACACGAGGTGACGCTGCTCAACCTCCAGCCACTGAACCCAGTGCATGACCTCAAGCATGGCATCGACCTCACTCGGACTGGGTTGGAAGTGCATCTTGGGTTGCTCATCTGCCGACATGCGTTCCCACTCTGACCGCACCACTGTGGGCCAGAGGGTGAAGTAACCCTGCACACGAACGGGTGGCAAGCGACGTGCTGTGCTCGCAGCCTCCTCAAAGCGGTTGGCCACGTCATCGGGAGTCCAGTTTGTCTTGGTGTTAGCCATTGCGCTTGCCCCTCTGACCAAACAGCCGCTCACCGATCCGTTTGACAAACGCCTGCTCGACGAAGTCCAGGCGCGAGTCCGTCTCGCTGACCACCAGGATGTGCTGCTCGCGCCATCCCGTGCGTTTGATCTCATCCAGGTCTGCAACCTGTGGCTGCAAGCGACCCAGCGGGCATTGGTAACGATGGGGTGTGATCTTCATGTCAAAGCTCCTGTGTATCGATCGCCCAACCCAACAGGGCCAGAGCATCTGCTTCGTTGTCGTCGGTGACCGGGTGACCCTTCGCACGCATGGCCGTAATGACCTCTGCCTTTCCAGCGTTGCCTTTGCCCGTGGCGTGCTTCTTGATCGTGCCCACAGGGATGCCCTGGTATGGCACGTTGTGGTGCTCGCACCAGGTCGTGAGCGTGGCCATGAGGCCCCCGTAGACGTGGGCGGCATCGACACCGCTGTGCCGACGCACCTCCTCAAAATAGACCGAATGGATTTCACCGACCGCGCCTGTGATCTCTGAGAGCCAGCGCTTGAACCGCAGGTAGCGCATGCCACCGCCTTCAAAGCGTTGGGGTTTGAAGTTCACAAAGCCATGTGC